ACAAGAAATAACCGATTTAGTATAATAGTATTATTAAAACAATCAAAGAAGGAGCTAGATGTATGTCAACTATTCTTGTTAAAAATGGGTCATATCGCAATCAACCCGTAAACGGTATGATCTTTAACTTGGTCCGGGGCTTTCAAACTGGTGCCCGAGGAGGCTATGTGACAGTGCAATCAGATGGCTATTTTGGCCCAGATGTTCCAGATGTGGTGCGAGTCAAAGTTGATAGCATCGAAGATCTAGAGTTTACCACTGAGAGTGTGCCCGCTGGTCAGTTTGTGGCACCCGTGGCACCGGTGGAGACCGATGAAGAAGTCATGGATCGTATCGGTCAGAGATTTGAAATCCTGCAAGAAATGACCCGTGCCACCATCTCAGGTGATGTGCGTGCCATGATCGTTGTGGGCCCTCCTGGTGTGGGCAAGAGTTATGGTGTAGAATACGAGTTGGAGAAGTCAGGTCTGTTTGAACGCATCACAGGTCGCAAGATCAAGTATGAAGTGATCAAGGGTGCCATGACCCCCATCGGACTCTATTGCACTCTATACAAACACAGTGATCCCAACAACGTCTTGGTGTTTGACGACTGTGACTCAGTGTTCCAAGATGACCTCAGTTTGAACATCCTCAAGGCCGCCCTGGATTCTGGCAAGAAGCGTAGAATCTACTGGAACTCAGATTCAGCCATGTTGCGCAGAGAAGGTGTGCCTGACTGCTTTGATTTCAAGGGTGGCTGTATTTTCATCACCAACTTGAAGTTTGACAACTTGCAATCGAAGAAGATGAAAGACCATCTTGAAGCCCTACAGAGTCGTTGCCACTTCCTGGACCTTACACTCAACACCATGCGTGACAAGTTCCTGCGCATCAAGCAGATCTTCCGCCAAGGACAGTTGTTCAACGACTATGACTTTACGCCAGAAAAAGGTGAAGAGATCCTGAACTTCATGGACGAGAACAAGGATCGCTTGCGTGAGATGAGCCTGCGCATGGCCTTGAAGATTGCAGACCTGACCAAGGTGTCAGAAACAAATTGGAAGGCTTTGGCTGTATCAACATGTATGAAAAATTCTTGATCGTGGACAAAACGGTCAAGTAATCGGTAGCTCCTGGGTAGACTCAACTCTACCCACTTTACACAGGCACTTAGGTGCCTGTTTTTTTGATCTTTGCCTGATAAGTATGTTATACTAGTTCCATGCACTTTGTTTTCCCAGAAAATCTTTCAACAGTCAAGCCTCAAAATCTCTACAAATGGTCGAGCATTTGGGGCAGCGTGCAGAAAAGATACTATCAGGATAAGGTGTATCTCAGACGCGAACGGCAGATAGAAGATTTTATCGCATTGAATCAATTGACGCCGGTATATGTGGAAAAAGACACAGACGTGCTAAAGAACTTGCAGTCAGTGGCACACCCGTCACAGGCCCAACTCACAGTGATCACAGATCAGAAGTTCAGTAGAATGCCATGTGTTGGCATAGTTGAGCGCATTGGTCAGCTTCTACAACAATGCCCTAGATTGTTCCTGTGCTTGAACCGTCACTACATCAACATCGATGACAGTTTTTGTGATCCCACGCTGGATGACAATTTGAATTTGGCAATCACTCAATGGTTGCGTAAAAATTTGCCGCAGGCCAAGATACTAGACCTGAGTTTGGATTATTTAGACCGTGGAGATTGGTTTACTTGGGTGGTGCCAGACCGTATGTATTACATCCAGCGACATGAGACTAGTTGAACAAATAATCAAAACCGAGCACAAAGAAAATTTCAAGACACGATATATCAAGTATCGAGCTGGAAGACTCAAGCATCAGTATTGGCTGTGGAATCGCAAACAAGATCAAAAAATCATAGACGAATACGACGCCAAGATTTTGCGCAATTGCCAGCCCGGACGAACTGCTTTTTTTTCCAGTGCCAGATACTATCTCAAAGACATCTGGCCCGAGATAGACTCTATTGAAATGTATCCGGTGGTTCAGGAGTTTTATCCTGGAGTCATAACCGTGGACAGCCGAGGCCAGTTGGCCGTAAAAGTCTCAGGCAAATACGATAACTTTGCTGTGGTAAACAATCGTGCCGACCACTGGGTATCCACACAAGGACTGACCCAACATCTAGAAAATTATTGCCGTATCTTGAATCCAGGAGCCAGGGTGTTTTATTCTTTCCGAGACACACAGATACACTATAACCGTCTCCGACTACAGGCACGTCAACACTTCATGCACTGGGCCATGAGCTTGCATGATATTGGACTGGATCTGGTTTGGTCGGACCTACAGTTTCGTCTCAAGATCAAAGACGGGCATGGCAATTATGATGCCTTTGAAAATCCCGACACAGTCAATGGCAACTTGAAATTTTGGTTTGTTTATCAGGGACAGCCATGGAAGCCTGAACCATGAAACATATAGTCTGTTACACCGGCGGAACCTGTGGAGATCTGATCGCGGCCATGATAGATTCCACACATGTAGAAGTCAAAAATCGTGTGATAATGCATGCCGAACAAAGACAACGGCTAAAAAAACCGCATACCTTTGCCAACGATCAAGAAAAAACCGAATACCTTGACGCCATATTTCAAACATATAAAAGCGTGCCCAGTCATGATTTGAACTATCATGTTGCCAACTGGCATAAATTTATAACAATCACTGTGCAAGATTTTGCCACTGCTGTGTGGGCAGCCGAACGATTCAAACTGGTGCATAGACCACATGTGTGGCAAGAAATGACCCGTGCCTGTGGAGCCAATGCTGTGGAGGACTATGCACAGATCTTGATTGACTATTCGCGCATGGTAGTGCAACATACCGATCAAGTGCTTGAATTAGAACGCATAGTCAAGGGGCATGCTGTAGATGATCCAAACAATATGTAGACACTGACCTTGATCAGGGTTTATACTCAAACTGGTTGAACAGACAATGAAAACAGCAACTATTATCATACGCGACGAAGTCAACATCAAGATTGAAGGTCTTGAACTGGATGCTCGTAGAAGTTTGGTCACGGCATTCAAGTATGATGTGCCTTATGCCAGATACTTGCCATCGGTGAGACTGGGACGTTGGGATGGCAAGGTCAGCTACTTCCAACTGGGCGGCAGCACTTATGTGAATCTCCTGCCCGAAATTATACCCATATTAGAAAAGTTCAACTATGACATTGACTTGGACGATCAAAGAGATTACACAACCACGTTTGAGTTTGCCCAGGTCACTGAAGACAGTTACAAGCACATAGCCTGGCCCAAGGATCACCCTGCAGCCGGAGAACCCATGAAGCTGAGAGACTATCAGGTAGAGATCATCAACAACTTCTTGGCCAATCCACAGTGCCTGCAAGAAGTGGCCACCGGAGCAGGTAAAACAGTGATGACTGCGGCCTTATCGGATGCTGTCACCGCCTATGGACGTAGCATAGTGATTGTGCCCAACAAGAGCTTGGTCACGCAAACAGAACGAGACTACATCAACATGGGCCTGGACGTGGGCGTGTATTTTGGCGACAGAAAAGAGTGGGGCCGTCAACACACTATTTGTACCTGGCAGAGCCTGAACGTGTTGCTCAAGAACACCAAAAAAGGAGAAGTAGATATCACTGTTAGTGATTTTTTAGAAGATGTAGTGTGTGTGATTGTAGACGAGTGCTTTGATGGTGATACGTTAATTACAACTCCTAATGGAAAAAAATTAATTAAAAATTTACTAGCCGGGGATAAGATAATCAACCTCTGTGAAAAAACAAAAAAATATAAGGAAGACACAGTGGTTAAAGTACATAAAAATTTATCTAACAGTGCGTCGGAGAAAATGTTAGAATTGGTGTTTGATAACGGGCAAATAATTAGAGTTACCGCAAATCATAAATTTCTAACAGATCAAGGATGGGTTCGGGCAGATGAATTATCTGATCAAATGGAAATAATCGACATAAATACACACAGCTAAAGGAAAAGTGTTTATGCCGAAAATATTTGATATAGAGAAATTCAATAGTATCTTGATAGAACATGGACAAACAACCATTGCAATTTCAATCACAGGAAACCTAATAGTTTTATCTAATGGTGTAGTAATTGATGATCGGCATTCCGTAAAAAAATGCAAAAAAAGAGTTATGCGAGGGCATCCAATTTGGAAAACTGAGTTTGATAATTTGTATCACTTAGATTTAAAAATTCGTAATACCGCAGAAGAATATGCAAGAAAACAAACTTCGAAAGCCGGTGGTGTTGCATGTCAACAAAAAAACGGAAGTAAGATTAGGAATAATCTTAATTGTGGAATTCCTTGGAACAAAGGTCTTAAAGGAAAATATCCGTATTCCAGACCTCATGATGAAATTAGTAAATCTAAAATTTCTGCTGCAAATTCTGGACCTAATAACGGAATGTATGGCAAGAAGATGTCTGAATTTCAAAAGCAACACAGAAGTAAAATAATGAAACAAAAGATTCTGTCTGGGCAATTCACCCCAAATTCAAATAATAGAAACACACACTGGGACACATATTACAAAGGAAAAAAATATCGGAGTTCTTGGGAATCTTTGTATCAATATTTTGATAATCTTGCTGAATATGAAATTCTCAGAATACCATATGAATTTGAAAATCAAGAATTTGTTTATATAATTGATTTTGTAAATCATACTACAAAACAAATCATCGAAGTAAAACCAACAGAGATGCTCAACAATAAAAAAACATCTGCTAAGATATCAGCAGCAAAGAAATGGTGTCGGGATCATGGGTATGAGTTTGTTCTTGCGGACAAAAAATATTTCCTTGATAAAGGATTTCCAAACTCATTAAATGAGTTCGATATTAGAACACAACATAAAATTATAAAACTATATGAAACTAAAAAGTAAAAAAGAAATTGACAAACCGCCGTTAGTGTACAATTTACACATCAAAGACGATCATAATTACATCGCTAATGATGCAGTTGTTTCAAATTGTCACATGGCCAAGGCCGATGCACTGAAAACTTTGCTCACAGGTGTAATGAGCCGTATTCCCATACGTTGGGGACTCACAGGAACCATACCCAAGGAAAAGTTTGAAAGCGTGGCACTATTGGTCAGCCTGGGTCCTGTGATCAGCCGACTGTCAGCATCAGAACTGCAAAGCCAAGGTGTGTTGGCACAGTGCCATGTGAACATTGTGCAGTTGGAAGATCATGCCGAGTTCTCCAACTATCAAAGCGAGCTGAAATACTTGTTGGAAGAGCCAGACAGGTTAAAAACCATTGCCGATCTGGTGCGGCAAGTCAATCTCACTGGCAACACTCTTGTGCTGGTAGATCGTATCGCCGCTGGCCAAGCTCTAGTAGAACAGTTAGAGGACGCAGTATTTGTTTCAGGCTCGACCAAGGCC